ATGGTGACGAAAGGGGAAAGGCCAACCAAGAAGCAAGCACAAAGAACAAGGCCAGAGCGCGTGGGGAGGGGGGGGGGGGGGGGGAGGGCCGAGCGCCGCGTGACTGTCACGGGCACGGTACGCAAACAATTTTTATTTTTTTTGCAATATGGTTTGCAACACACTATAGTACGCCCAATGACATTTTACTCACTGCCATTTACACCAGAGCGGACGCAAGCCACCGAGTCGCGGCTAGAGGCGATATATGAAGCTGCCCGCTACGGCCTGAAGGGTGACAGTCTGGCGATGGCCGCTGGATTGACCCCGCGTCAGTTCCGCGTGCTGGCCGACGCAGACCCGCTGGTCGAGATGGCTGAGATCAAAGGTCGCAGCGACGGCGAGTACACCGCGGCCAAGACCATGTACGAAGCGGCGCGCGATGGCGACAGCAAGGCTGCGCTGGAGATACTAAAGCATCAGCATGGTTGGGTAGCCAAGCAGCAGATCGACGTAAACATCGACCAACAGATAAGCATTACAGGCGCGCTGGAAAAAGCACAGTCGCGCGTCATCGAAGGGCTGTACACTGACGTGACGCCCCGCCTAGAGGATAACACACATGCAGCAGCCGATATATTCAGCGCAAGACGAGATGGAGTTGATGGCGCGGCTGTGGTCGCCCAGCCTGAAGGATGACCCGCTAGCATTTGTGCTGTATACATTCCCGTGGGGCCAAGCAGGCACACCGCTGGAACATTTCCCCGGACCGCGCAAATGGCAGCGCCAGATACTCTCAGACCTGCGCGATCACATCAAGGCGAACAACGGCAAGGTTGACTTCGACACAGCGCGGCTGGCGATTGCGTCAGGACGCGGTATCGGTAAGTCAGCCCTAGTCTCATGGCTCACCATCTGGATGCTGTCCTCACGCATCGGCAGCACTACAATCGTGTCGGCAAACTCCGAAGCGCAGTTACGGTCGGTAACATGGGCAGAAATTACCAAGTGGCTGGCGATGTCGTTGAACAGTCACTGGTTCGAGATAGCTGCCACACGCATCATGCCAGCCAAGTGGCTGACGGAACTGGTCGAGCGTGACCTGAAGAAAGGCACGCGCTACTGGTCCGTCGAAGGCCGGCTGTGGTCTGAAGAGAACCCTGACGCATACGCAGGGGTCCACAACTTCGACGGTGTGATGCTGATCTTCGACGAAGCCAGCGGTATTCCAGACAGCATCTGGTCCGTATCGGATGGTTTCTTCACAGAGAATACGCCGCACCGCTTTCATCTGGCGTTCTCCAACCCGCGGCGCAACACTGGCTATTTCTACGAGACGTTCCACAGCAAGCGGGCGTTCTGGCAGACACGCGTCATCGACGCCCGCGATGTCGAGGGTACAGACAAAAACCTGTATCAGCGCATCATCGACGAGTACGGGCCAGACAGCTACCAAGCCAGCGTTGAAGTCTACGGTAACTTCCCGTCAGAAGGTGACGATCAGTTCATCGGCAGCAATCTGGTCGATGACGCTATGAAGCGCCCACCCATCAAGGACGACAGCGCGCCTATCGTCATAGGTGTGGACCCAGCACGCTTTGGGGCGGACGCCACCGTCATCGCCATACGGCAGGGCCGTGACATCTTGGAGTTGCGGCGACACCGCGGCGCGGACACGATGGAAGTGGCCGGCTACGTCATCGACGCCATAGAGCAGTTTAAGCCTGCACTGGTCTGCATCGACGAAGGCGGGCTAGGCGCAGGCGTCGTGGATCGCTTAAAGGAACAGCGGTACAAGATACGCGGCGTGAACTTCGGCAATAAGGCCAAGAACCAGATCATGTGGGGTAACAAGCGCGCAGAGATGTGGGGCGCCATGCGGGATTGGCTACGCACAGGCCATATACCCAACGACAGGTTCCTGAAGACAGACCTCATCAGCCCGCGCACCAAGCCGGATAGTAAAGGAACGCTGTTCCTCGAAAGTAAGAAGGACATGAAGTCGCGCGGGCTGGCGTCGCCTGACGCAGCGGACGCCATAGCGGTGACATTTGCCTTTCCTGTGGCATCTAAAGACCCACGACAAGGACGCGTTGACAGACGCTCCTCAAGCGGGTATTCTCCCGCTGGATATTCTACATCTTGGATGGGCAGCTAGTGGCAGACAAGAAAAAATCAGTTTCGTTGTCCGTTGGCAGAGGTGAGAAGTTGCCTGTGTCAAAGGGTGCGGGCCTGACAGCCGCTGGTAGAGCGAAATATAACGCTGCAACAGGCAGCAAATTGAAGGCGCCAGCGCCCAATCCGAAGACAAAGGCTGACGCAGGACGCAAGGCATCATTTTGTGCGCGCATGGGCGCGGTAGCCGCTAAGGCAAAAGACGGTGAACGCGCCAAAGCTAGTTTGAAAAGGTGGAAATGCCCATGAAAAAGGGTCTATATGCCAACATCAACGCCAAGAAAGAGCGGATCGCCGCTGGATCAGGCGAAAAAATGCGTAAACCGGGCGCTAAAGGCGCCCCCACAGCCAAGGCTTTCAAAGAAAGCGCCAAAACAGCCAAACCAGCTAAGAAGGGTAAGTAAATGCCAGCTAATAAATACACCAAAGCCCTGTATAAGACAGGCACTGTAAAGGCTGAAAAGGCTGCAATGGCTAACCGCGACCCAGCACGCGCACGCGCAGCTATGGAGCGTGTAGCTAAGGAAGGCACAACGCGCCCACCTGAAAGAATGAAGGCGGCCAAGCCAGTGCAAGTCATCCGCACGACCGTGTCGATGAAGCCAACGCCAACAAAGAAGAAATAAAGTGCCTCTGGTCAAGTCGCCCAGCAAAGCCGCGTTCCGCAAGAACATCAAGGCCGAGGTAAACGCCGGAAAACCTGTCAAACAGGCGGTCGCAATCGCGTACAGCGTGAAGCGTGAATCCGCTAAAAAAGGTAAAAAGTAACCACAATGGCTGATCCGACAGGTATTAACAAAGTAGGCGACGTAGCTGACATCGGTAGCGATCCAGCGAACACTCGCGGTGACCCTGATACAATGGCAACCATGCGCCATCGGCTACAGATGTCGATGGCAGCCTATTCGGACAGCCGTGAAGACGAACTGGACGACCTACGGTTCATGGCCGGCAGCCCTGACAACCAGTGGCAGTGGCCTGCCGACGTGTTGGCGACCCGCGGTGCGGTGCAAGGCCAGACAATTAACGCACGTCCCTGCTTGACAATTAACAAATTGCCGCAGCACGTCCGTCAGGTAACGAACGAACAGCGTCAAAACCGCCCTGCCGGTAAGGTAATCCCTGTCGATGATAACGCTGACATTGAAGTGGCAGCGATCTTTGACGGCGTCGTGCGGCATATCGAGTATATGTCCGACGCTGACGTAGCCTACGACACAGCCTGTGATAACCAAGTCACCTACGGTGAAGGCTATATCCGTCTCATTACGGAATACTGCAACGAAGAGACTTTCGACCAAGACGTGCGGATTATGCGCGTCCGCAACTCGTTTAGCGTCTACATGGACCCTACGATCCAAGACCCATGCGGCGCAGACGCTGAATGGTGCTTTGTCACACAGGACATGACTAAAGACGAGTATGAGCGCGAGTTTCCAGATGCGACACCCATCTCGTCGATCCTGTCAACCGCTGTCGGCGATGAAAGCATGTCGGCATGGCTTGACGAAGACACTATCCGCGTTGCGGAGTATTTCTACTACAAGCGCAAGCGCGAAACGCTAAACCTGTACCAAGACAACGTCTCTGCGTTCAAAAACACCGACATGGATAAGCAACTGCGCGCCATGTACGGCAAGCCGATCCGCAGCCGCGAAGTAGACCGCAAAAAAGTCATGTGGATGAAAACCAATGGCTATGACGTGCTGGACGAGCGCGAATGGCCGGGCAGTTGGATACCTGTCGTGCGCGTCGTAGGTAACGAATTTGAAGTGCAAGGGCAGATTTACGTATCTGGTCTGGTGCGTAACGCCAAAGACGCACAGCGTATGTACAACTACTGGACCAGCCAAGAGGCAGAAATGCTGGCGCTGGCGCCAAAAGCACCCTTTATTGCCTATGGCGGTCAGTTCGAGGGCTATGAGAACCAGTGGAAGACTGCCAACACGACCAACTGGCCGTATCTGGAAGTCAATCCAGACGTTACAGACGGCGCTGGGAACGTATTACCGCTTCCGCAGCGTGCAGCACCCCCGCTGCCCCAAACAGGGCTGATACAGGCTAAAATGGGCGCTGGTGAGGATATTAAGTCCACCACCGGCCAGTATGACGCCTCACTGGGCGCGCAGGGCAACGAACGGTCTGCAAAAGCCATCACCGCACGCGAAAAGCAGGGTGATGTCGGCACGTACCACTATGTTGACAACCTTGCCCGTGCGATCCGTCACATCACCCGCCAGCTTGTCGATATTATCCCTAAGATTTACGACACACAGCGCATCGCGCGCATCATCGGCGTTGATGGCGAAGTTAGCATGGTTAAAATGGACCCTATGCAGCAAGAGCCTGTCAAGGAAATTCGTGACCAAAATGGCGGTCTGATTGAGAAAATCTACAACCCGTCAATCGGCACATACGACGTTATGGTCACTACTGGCCCCGGCTACATGACTAAGCGTCAAGAGGCACTCGACGCCATGTCGATGATTCTGCAATCCAACCCGCAGCTTTGGACTGTGGCCGGCGATTTGTTCATCAAGAACATGGATTGGCCCGGAGCGCAGGAAATGGCGAAGCGGTTTAAGAAAATCCTTGATCCGAAAGTCTTGGAAGAAGGCGACCAATCGCCTGAAGTCATGGCAGCCAAGCAACAGATTGAGGCTCTATCACAAGAACTCAACCGCGTCTCTGACATCATGGAGAACATCCAAGATAGCGCAGAACAGCAGAAAATCGCCATCGACAGGTACAAGGCTGAAGTGCAGGCTTACGAAGCTGAAACCAAGCGTATCTCTGCTGTACAAAATAGCATGACACCTGAGCAAATTCAGGATATTGTCATGGGTACGATTGCAGGCGCGCTGGATACAGGCGACTTGATCGGCGGTTCACCTGAAATGCGCGAAGTACCGCAGATGGACGAACAGATGCAGCAAGCCCCAGAGATGGGCGAACAGCCTGAGATGCCGATGGAAATGCCTGAACAAGCCCCTGAAGGAATGATGTAATGAGTTGCGCTGATTTTGTAGGTACATTGTTTCTTGCGCGTGACGTGGCACACTCGACGCATTTGAACACACGCAGCTACGCAAAGCACAAAGCGTTGCGGAAGTTTTACAGCGAAATCATTGATTTGGCGGACAAATACGCGGAAGCTTATCAGGGCAAATATGGCCTCATCGGCCCTATTTCGCTGATGTCGGCTAAGAAAACCAACAACATTGTCGAGTTTCTTGAAGGTCAAGTAGACGAACTGATGGAAATGCGGTATAAAGTCGTCGATAAGGATTGCACCCCAATCCAAAACATTATCGACGAGATTTTTGGCCTGTATTACAGCACGCTGTATAAACTGAAATTTCTCGCATAAGGACGCGCTATGGAACTCTTAAACCCACTAAGCAAAGCTGATTATCCTGCATACAGCGTGGCGTATACCGGCACTGCTGGTAACACATCCACATGGCCTCCCGGCGCGCAGGGCGTTGTGGTCTGGTCGGATCAGGCTTGCTACGTCGAAGTAGGTGTTGGCGCTGTCGCTACGACCGCCAGCACGCCAATCCCGCCATTTACGCCAATTCCTTTTGTGCTGACTGTCAACACGAACGGCTCGCCTTGGCGTGTGAGCGCCATTCAGGTGTCCACAGGCGGTACGGTGTACGCCAAGCCGATTAACCGGAACTGATACATGGGCTTCGGCGGCGCTCTTCGTAACGGTGTGGCTTTGGGTCTGGGAAGCATTATCTCGTTCTTTTCGGGCTATGGTCCCGATCAAGCGCAAGGTAATCTTGAAACTGAAAATGGTGACAACCTCGTCCAAGAGGACGGCGGATTGTTGCTGCTGGAGTAATTAGATGTCAGTAACCCCTTCACCCATCGGCGGCTTTGCAGCGCAGTTTTTCGATAATAACGGCGTCATTCTGTCTGGCGGTAAGATTTTTACCTATGCAGCCGGCACGACTACGCCGCAGACATCCTACACCAGCGCGTCTGGTACTACGCCGCACGCAAACCCTATCATATTGGACAGCGCAGGCCGTGTACCGGGCGGTGAGATTTGGCTGACTGACGGTCTGGTATATAAGTTTGTCATCGAAACAGCGACAGGCATTCTGCTTGGTACATACGACAACATCACAGGCGTCAACTAGAACTTCATCAACTACACGGTGCAGGAAGAAGTCATCACGGCTACAGCCGGCCAGACTGTGTTTAACCTTTCGACGATTACCTACGCGCCCGGCACGAACTCGCTGACCGTCTACATCGACGGCGTCAACCAGTATGTCGGCGACAGCTATCTGGAGACAGACGGCAACACTGTCACGTTTACGTCTGGCGTACACGTCGGCGGCGAAGTAAAGTTTACGACCGCAATCCAGACAACTACAGGCGCTGTGGACGCGTCTATTGTCAGCTATGAACCGCCGTTTACAGGTAGCGTAGCTACTAACGTAGAGGCCAAACTGGCCCAATATGTTTCGGTTATGGACTTTGGTGCTGTTGGCGATGGTGCGGCTGATGATACGGCTGCTATTCAGGCTGCATTAGACTATGTTGAAAGTGCTGGCGGGGGCGAAGTATTTGTTCCGGCTGGAAGCTATCTGTCTGGAAAGTTAATTCTGCGCGATAAAGTTTCAATTCGCGGGGTTGGAAATACATCTAAATTTATAGCCAAAATAATTTCTGACGATTTATTTTTCTCAAACGACCCAAGCCTATCTAACATAACGCTTAGTAATTTTTACGCCGATTTGACCGCGCAAACAGGCAGCAACGGCATATACATAACGCATATTAGCGATAGCGAAATATCCGGCGTTACCTTGTACAATGCTGCTGGTTTTGGCTTTTTAATTTTTAACTCTGTTCGCTGCAAATATCTTCGTAACACCATCAACACTACGCGCCAATGGGACGGAATGACGATCACCACGGGGTCTATCGACAACGTGATTGAAGGTAATATTGTTTACAACTCCTATGACTCTGGGATTGGCTTTACGGACACCCTCGGCACAACTTGCGTCGGCAACTACGTCAAGCGTCAAAAGATTAGCGGAAATTGGTACGCACCGGGCATTGATGCTGCTGGCGCAAAAAATGCCGTTATCACAGGAAATTTTGTTCTTGGAAATGAATATGGGATTTCCGTTCTTCAGCACCCTAATAGCGGATCACAACCAAAGCGCGTTACGGTTACTGGCAACACGATTGCAGATGGCGAATACGGCGTTATTGTTGGCCCTGTCGCTGTCATTCCTCCGGCGGTTTCTGAAGCCACTACTCGTGACGGAATAGTTATTAGTGGAAACAGCATTTATTC